GGTTGTAAGGCAAGATAACGTTCCAGGTATTGGAACTTTCACTCTCGTAACAGCAGGGTTTTTAACAACAAAGCTGTCTTTACGTTTAAACAAAGAGTTTATTCAAAACCCAGTTTCAGCTTCAGGGCCAGGTTTGCAAACCTTCCCAAGTGTTATTACAAGAGACATAACGTTGCCAAAGGATGGCCTTGACCCTGAAAGCCAGGTTAGTGCTATCGAGAAAGTCGCAAACATATCAAACCCTAGTGGTGCGACAACCGGCAGGAATGGTGCGATGACTTACGAAATTGCAGGGGACTCAGACACGCATCCAGCCGGTATTAATTCAACGATTAATGCAACAACAAGAGAATATGTAGACCCAAATAATGTAAATCGTTTTGTAATTATTGAATGGACGCTGTCGAAAATTGAATTACCTTCTGACCATTATGCTCGCGCTAATGGCAAGACTACGACTTGGGCTCCAATAGCAACCAGGGTTGTATTTAGCTCTACGGATTTTGGCGCTGGGCAAGAGTTTGAAGTTAAGCGCGGGAACGGCTCAACAGCTGTATTTCCGAACGGGACCACTGCCTATTCCGACTCGAATCCATTTAAAAACAACAACCCTGCTGGAACGTTGCAATCGTCAGGGCAAAGATTTCGCGTTACGGGTATGACGACTATCCCAACCGTTTTCGGTCGGAACCAAGGTTTTTACTATCAGCTTTTTGGTAGCGCACAAAATTTCAGCATTGGGGAAAGTCAAGATGCTGAAAAAACTTATACAGCATCTGGCTCAAAAAGCATTCGTCTTAGATTTGTATCAACAGTAATGCAACAGGATGACCATTGGTCAGGTCAAACCCAAGGCTGGAGCGAACCAACTATCACTGTTGTAACTGGAGGCAGTACCACTTCGAATTGGGACATAGGAGACACATTTGAAGCGTTAGAAACTATTTCAACAACTAATCCATATCGTACTGTTTATGCCGCAACCGGCTTTAGGGGAAGAATAGCTGAGAGAACAACTGTCGATCTAACGTCTACATTCACTGGCGATGTAATCTTTGAAGGCCAAAGCCAATATGCAGACGTTAGTCTTTATAGAAGTTTAGTGCAAAAATCTAATGCTTCTGAGCCGGAGCATCAGGTTGTCTATGTAAATGAGATTATGCCTAATGATCAAAAACCGGCTTTTAACAATTTAACTTTGGCAGGCTTCTCCTTGCGAGCAACCCGAAACTTTACCCAACTTGATCAACTGAGAACATGGCTTGGCAGCGGGATACAAGTCGAAAGGCTGCATCCTGACTTGAGTGTTTATGGATCTGGAAGTCAAGCTCAAGGCCCAAGCAATCTGTTTACTGATCTAGTTTTTTACTTGCTGACTGATCAGATGGGTGGAGCGGGAGCTGTACTACACATGACCTCCGACAATCCATCAATAGTTGACAAAAACTTGTTGATTGAAACTTCTAAATTTTTAGTAAAGCAAGAGCTTTTCTTCAACGGTGTTATTGGAGACATGACAAATTTGCGTCAATTTGTTATGGATTTAGCCCCTAACTTTTTATGCAACTTTGTTCTTACAGACGGCAAGTTTTCGCTAGTGCCTGCGGTGCCGTACATCCACGAAAGTGGTGCTATCAACTTAGGCGCTGTAGAAATCAATCAATTCTTTACCGCTGGCAACATCCTTGAGGATTCGTTCAAGCTTGAATATTTAAGTTCAGAAGAGCGTAGGCCGTTCAAGGCGGTCGTGCGTTACAGGCAGGAGGCCAAGAATAAGCTGCCAGAAGAAAGGGTAGTAGAGGTCAAGATCCCAGGTTTAGACGAGTTCGATCCAAACATTGACCTGATGCCTCAGGAGCAATTTAACTTGACGCAGTTCTGCACATCAAAGAATCATGCAATAAAAGTGGCCAAGTATTTTCTTGGATTGAGGCAGCTAGTTACGCACACCATTAGCTTTTCGACAACAGTCCACGGATTAAATTTAAAAGCTGGTTCGTTTATCAAGGTCGTTACAGAGTCAAGCCCGTACAGCTCTGCTAACAACGGGTCGATCAGCTCAACTGGCCAAGTCACCAGTGTCACGCCTTTAAGCGACGGGCAATACAACGTTTCCTACTTTCAAATTAACTCAGAAGATGTTGAAACTGGAACGATGAATGTCAGTGATGGGGTGGTTGCTGACTCAACGTTCCACAATTCCGTCTTCACCTTGACTAATCCCGAGGTATCTCAAAACGTTTATGTTGTGGAGCAACTGACGTTTTCGCAGGAAGGCACTGTGGACATCGTTGCATCAGAGCATCCTTGCAACGATGATGGCAGCAGTAAGCTTGCCCACTTAATAGAGAATGGATCCTTTGTCATTCAACCCAGCTAATGGCATTTCCTGAGCTTGTTCCAACCAGCCGTTCTTTTGATGCAGGGGACTACCCGATCAGAACGTTTAAATCGCAAAACGGCGCTGAGACGCGGATTCTGTATGGCAGCAACCGCACCAATATGAAGCTGTCACTGAGTTACGCCAACATCACTGACGCAAACGCCGAGTTATTTCTTGACCACTACGACGAGATGAAGGGTACCTTCACGACATTTACTGTTGGGCGAGACGCGGGCAAAGGTGGCTGGGAAGGCAACGCTGATGCGATTGGAGCGGATAGCCATGGAAATGCGTACCGTTACGAAAGCGCACCACAATTAACGCAGGTGCGGCCTGGGGTTAGCACTGTTACAGTGAATCTCATTGGCGTGATCTGATGGCAAAGGTCTATACCGGCAGAGATGGCGTCTTACAAGTCGCTGGTACGACCGTTGCCAAAGTGTCGAGTTTCTCGGTGCAAGCAAACCTTGAGACGTTAGAAACCACAACGCTTAGTGAGAATATTCGCAGTTACGTTCCAGGCGTTGTTGGCTATACGGGCAGTTGCAGCTTGCTTTATTACAAAGAAGACAGCGGCACAATCAACACCACAAGCCTGTTGAGCGCACTGGTAAAGACTGGTTCGGCTGGTGTTACCAGCAGCGACACCGTTGACCTGACATTTCGTTGGGTGGATGGTGCGGACATCAATGACATCAAGATCAACGCTTACGTTTCAAGCGCCACTATGGGTGCTGCTACTGCTGACCTGGTGCGTGCTGAGATCTCGTTTATTGGTACGGGAGAACTGCTAGCCGCCACGATCTCATGAGTGTTTACCTTGGCACGTTTGGCAAAGTTGAACTGCAACGTCAGTTTGATGGCAGCGAACTTAGCTCGACAATTAATACCGGTGATGTCAACGCTACGGCAAAACGCTTTAGCTTTGACTTTGACCATGGGCAGTTAATTACTGGCGATCAAATTGAAATTAAAAGCACTGATGGTAGTGCGCTTGATTTTATTGACAGCTATACAGATTCAAGCGTAAAAAAGTTTATTTATGTTGATGACCTTGGTGGCATCAGGCTTTACAACAGCTTTGCTCATGCCGTAAATGGTGGGACGACAAACGCAGTAGCTCTTGCGGTTCCTGGCAACGACATTCCAATTGCTGTTACTGTTGAGAACAGTATTGCGCGTTTATTAGCACAAGTTAATAGTTTTGAGCTTAATACTGAGCGCGAAACTGTTGACACAACAACGTTATCTGATGAGTTCAGAAGTCGCATTAGTACGTTGATGTCTGGCTCTGGTCGGATGTCGTGCTTCTGGGAATACACGGGTGACACGGCAAACGAACTGCCTAACTACTTGGTCGAGCTTTCCCTGCGGACCAAGGTTGGCAGTCAGTTTCATGCAAAGTTCTATATCAAAGCAGGTGGCTATAACCCTGGCGGTGTTTCAGCAAGAGACGGCGACGATGTTTTTTATGACTTTGACGCAGTCATTACAGCGTGTGCTGTGCAGTTCGCACCAGACAATACGGTGCAAATTACAGCAGACTTCATCACGACTGGAGCGGTAGAGCTAAAGATGGATACGTTTGTGCCTGACGACCTCTTGCAAGAGGACTCTGGTGAAATACGCTTGGATCAAGACGGTGCAGCTAAACTGCAACTAGAGACCGACCTTTAAGCAGGGAGCTGACCACCAATGGCTGATTTAAAAATC